TATTGATGGCGGCACAGATGAAGCCGCAAACTGGAAACTGGTGGGCGGCCAGCGTAACTCGCCGATTAACCAGAGTGCAACCAGTATTGATGCTTCACATAAGACGAGCGGCGGCTGGGCTTCCAACCTGGCTGGCATCAAGTCGTGGACGAGTACCTATACTGGTCTTCTCATCATGAGCGATGAGGGCTTGCAGGTGTTGGAGTATTGCTTCCGCAATGACAAGCAGGCACATGTCAAGTTCGTTTATAAAGACGGCAGTTATCAGGAAGGCTGGGCCTCCATTACGCAGTTCAATAAGGACACGAACTATACGGCGGTGTCTACGGTTAGCGTCACGCTGACTGGTATGGGGGCAATCAGCGAAGTACAGCCTGCTTCGGTAACGCCTTGAGGAGGAAATAGCAAGTGAAAAAACCAGTGATTTTAGAAGTGAACGGGAAGAAATATACATTCCTGTTCACTAATCGTTCGCTGGCAATGGTGGAGCGGTCGATTGGCCGCTCTATTTTGTCAATTTTGAGCGGTAACCAGTTCAGCATTATAAGGGATATGACCATTGAAGTAACGGCGGCAAGCATCAAATACGGCATGCAGGAGCTGGGACAGAAAGACCCATATGATGTGATTGATGAAATCTGTGACGATGGCGGTCTTCTCGATCACATCAATGAGGCAATTCTGGAGGCTTGGTTCAATACCGGGATTTTTTTCAAATGGGCGGGGAAACCGGCCCCGCAGGAAATGAAAGCGACGGAGGAAAGAGCGTCAGTCAAAAAGAGAAGGAAGGAAAACCAGTAAAGTCATTCCTTGAATGGCTGGACTATGCAGAACCGATAGCGTACAAGATAGGTATTCATCCAGCAGAATTCGATGAACTGCAGCCGGGTGAATTCTATAGAATGCTTGAAGCCTATATGGCACGTAGGAAAGACGAAGACTTCCGGCGTGCATATTTTACGGCCATGATGATGAATCCACATCTGAAAGAGCCGGTAAATCCGCAGGATATTTTCAATCCGCTATATTATACGCCGGAAGAAATCAAGGCGATGAAGGAGAAAGAAGCTCAGTCGGATTTGGAATATTTTAAATCATTTCAATCAGTGAAGGAAAGAGGGTGACATATTGGCTACCATATCAGAACTGCTTATAAAGATTGGCGCGGATAATTCAGGTCTGACCAAAGCCTTGGGCGATACCAAGCAGCAGATTGATACGACCTTCAAGGATGTGTCACCACTCAATGAGATGCAGGGGGCACTGACAAGCACCACGGGGAAGGTGGAGGCTCTGCTGGGGTCATTCACGAAGTTTGCCGCTGTGGCGGCGGGCGGTTTTGGCTTGACTTCACTTATCTCCAGTTCAGTGGAAGCCGGTGAAAGCCTGTATCAGCTTCAGCGGCGCTTAGGCGTTACTACTGCCGAAGCAGGTCAGTTCAAAAAGATACTGGCTCTGACTGGCGGTGATGCCGACATGGCAGGCACGGCCATTATGCGTTTGGATAAAACATTGACTGGTTCCGGAGAGGCCGCTGAGAAAGCCAATCGGATTTTTGACGCATTGGGCGTGACCATGAAAGACCAGGAAGGCAAACTGCTGCCGCTTAATAAACAGCTGGAGCAGTTGTCAGAGGGATATAAGAAGGCCGAGCAGGCGGGGTATGGTCAGGAATTCGTCATGAATACGCTGGGTGCCCGCGGCCTTGGCCTTGTTCAGACACTTCGCGATTATGCTGAAGCTAAGGAGAATGCGGCGAAGATACAGAGTAATGGCCTGATTAATCCGGAAGAAATGCATCAGCTTGACCAGGATATGAAAATCATCAATATGCAGCTCGGTCAGCTGAAAAGTGCTGGCGGGGCTGCATTGGCTCCTTTGGCTAAGGAATTCCTGCCGGAAATATTGAGCGGCCTTAGCACTGCGACACGTTTCATTGCCCAAAACAAGGAAGAAATCAAGGATGTTACTAAGACGGTAGTTGAATTGATTGCGGTTTATAAATCCTTGCAGGCTATTCAGTCGATAGGCTCAAAGGTTGGCTCATTGGCCGGCAGTTTCATGCAAAATGCCAAAGAAGAGGCTGCGCATGAAGCGAAAGAGGCTGCTCTGACAGCCCAGCAGGAAAAGGCGATTGAGCAGAGGATAAAAAACATCGAAAGGCAGGCTTTGGCCGAAGACCGTGCATATGCAAAGACTGTTGCCAAGATGGAGATTTCCGAGGCCGAGAAAAGCACGTTGCTTGCCGAAGCTACGGTAAAACGTACAACGGCAGTTGAAGCGGCAGCGGAGCGCGAGCGTGCCATTATGACTGCGATGTTCACGCAGATTAATGCTCAACGTGAAGCCTCTACTGCACAGGCAGTGGAGTCCTATAATATTCAGGCCACAGCGGCAGCTGATGCGGCGGCTCGTATTGCAGGTGCCAACACAAGCGCGGCGGCTTCCAGTAATGAGATTGTGGCGGCCAATACGCGGGCGGCTGAGAGTGAGATGGCTAAGGGCAACGCCGCGGCTATTGCCGGTGAACGCAAAGTGGCGGCAGAAACAGTGGCTAAAGCTGCTACTGCTGAAACGACCGTAGCTATTGAAGCTAAGACTGTTGCCGAAACAGCAAGCGGTAATGCGGCGGTTATTGCTGGCGAGAAAAAGGTGGGGGCTGAAACGGCGGCAAAAGCTGCTATTGTGGAGACTACTGTAGCGCAGGGAGCTTTGACGGCAGCCAATGTGGGGACAGGAGTAGCCGCCGCAGGTACGTTGGCTACCATTGAGGCCGGATGTGTTGCTGCGGCTACAAAAGTACAAGCCTTGACCGCTACGGTATATGGCCTTGCCGGAGGTTGGATGGCAGTAGCGGCAGCTATGGCCTATGTTGGCTATAAGATGGCACAGGGTATGGAACAGCGCAAGGCTGAAACTTATACCTATAATGGCACAGAGCATTACTACGATCCAAATACCGGACGTCTTTATCATTATGAGGATACGGATTATTCCAGTGAAAGAAGTTCTGTAAATGACACCACTCAATATTGGGGAGATTCTTTGGGCGGTGGTCGTAAGGAAGTAGAAGATGATGTCAATGGAGAAGATTTCCAATCCGCATGGTGGGAACGCCATAAGAATGATGAGGATTATCAGGCACAGTTAAAAAAGGAGGCTGCTGAAGAAGAGACAGCCAAGTTGCGTCAGCAGTTACTGGAAGCTAATCCGTTTGCCAATATTGATAAACCCAGCAAGTCATCTAGTGGTGGCGGCAGTGCTAAATCCGCATCTGCGCTAAAGCCAGTTACCTATGAGGAAACTCATCCTATAGGTGAACTGGCGGCCACGATTGCCATGAACAATTTCAGTGAAGGTCAGCAGTGGATGGGCAATCTTACCAGTGATTCCCGTATCCAGTGTGATTCCTTCATAGCCAATATTTATGCGCAGGCCGGTATTGGTGATATCGGCGGTCATGATACATCTTCTCAAGCCATCAATGACGCTGCGTTCCGTGATGCCGGTGCCTATCATAGCGTTAATGATGGCTATGCGCCGGAAGCGGGCGACCTGGTGGATTCAGCTCATCATGTTGGTATCTACATGGGAAATGGGAAAGTCCGGTCGCGGGATTCCAGTGGTGGTGTAACTACGTGGGATATTGACGAATGGGATAGGCAGTTTGGCATTACGGGGTATGGTTCCATCCGTGAAGCCACAGGTGGTATGACCACTACGGAGCAGGTCATGGGTACCAGTGAACAGTCTGCAGAAGCTCGCAAGGCCGATGAAGCTCGCAGAAAGCTGGAACAAGCTAAACGTGATGCCATGACACTGTATCAGAGTATGCAGAATACCATCCGTGAAAATACTGGCACGGAATACGAGAATGATATGGCCAAGGCCCAAAATGACATCATTCAGAAACAGCTGAAAATTAATCAGCTGGCCCAAGCTGGTGTGCCCGCAGAACAGATTGAAAAACTGCGTGCAAAGCTTACCGAATATGGTGAAACCATCACGGAAAAGGTGGAGAAGAAGTGGCGGGAGGCTTTTGCCGAAATGCGCGATGCTTCTCAGGTGGCAATGGCAGAATCTACGCATGACTTTGAAGCCCAGGCTGAACTTGAATATCAGGTTACTATCCGTAAGCTGAAAAAAGAACGTGAGGCCAAGGAAAAAGACCTGATGAAGGATAAGGACGATTATGAAACCCGCCATACCATATCTAATTGGTATTATGCGGAAGTCAGCAAAGCTGAGGATAAGCGCCGCGAAGCTAGGCGGGAGGCCCATGAGAAATATATCGAGTGGTTGCAGGAGGAAGGAAATCTTGCCATGATTATTGCCAATTTGAGCAGTAAAGAAGGTGAGCATAAGCTGCAGCGCTCAATTGATATTGAAGGGCAGAAGAAGCTGGCAAAAGAATATGTGACACTCTGGCGCGAGGCGCATGGTTCTATGGCAGGTTATATCGCAGATGTGTCCGACTCGATGTACAGCAATTTATCCGACTCAATGGCAGACTTTATCCGGGGAACGAAATCAGCTAAAAATGTTCTGCTGGACTTTGGCAACAGTGTCCTTAACATGATGGCCAAGATTGCGGCCCAGCGTTTGGCTGCATCATGGATGACTGGTCTGCTGGGGGCTTTTGGCGGCGGAAGCAGTGGCTTTACCCTGAGTAACGGCACAAGCCTTGACCCAAGTTTTGGCTATACCGGCAGTGTAGTATCCGGTTTCAAGTTCGCTAAAGGTGGCATTGTGACCGCGCCTACTATGGCCATGATTGGCGAAGCCGGGGAGAACGAAGCTGTGATTCCTCTGAATGCCGAAAACCTTGCGGCTATCGGCGGCAAGGGGAAGGGCGGCAATGTGACGGTCAACATCACGAACAATACCGGCTCCAAGGTGGATGCGGAGCAGACCACAGCAAAATGGGATGGCGAGCAGTGGGTGGTCGGTGTTGTCCTCAACGCTGTGGCTACCAATCAAAATGGCATCCGTAGCATGATTAAGGGGGTGGCATCAACATGAGTACAAAATTATATTGGCCTGATGATGTGCCATCTCCGGCATGGCCATTCAAAGAAGAGCCGGAAAATACGTCCATTACATCGAAGTTTGAAGATGGCTCTATGCAGTCCAGGTCGAAATTTACCCGGTCGCGCAGGAAGTGGACGCTACAGTGGAATCATATCTCTCGGCGTTCCTACTTGCGGATTATGGACTTTGTTGTCCATAAGGCAAAGTTTGCGGCGAACTCCTTTATTTGGACAAATACGGACTCCATTGACCTGTCCTATGACTACATGAACCCTGATGAAGAACAGGTGGAAGTGCGGATTACCAATGTGGGCGAATGGAATAACGATGCCATGAATTACTGGAATGGCACGATTGAACTGACGGAGGTATGAGATGATTTCGTTATCAGCAGTAGCCAAGCGGGAGAAAAACAAGCTCAGCACAGATTCCAGTTTTATCCCTCTGCTGGAAATCAAG